TTAATGACGACACCGCCGGGGGTGGCATAGGCGTTGTTGGTCGTTCCGTTCCAGCCGTTTGTTGTCTCATCCGAAGCCAGGACAACGTTGATGCCGCTAATGTCTGGCACACTGACTAGCGACTCTGCCGCGCTAAAGTTGCCGGATGTGTCAACCGCCTTGATCATGAACGTACCACCGCGCGGCGCAGACCATGAGAAAGCGTTGCTCGATGTCGAACCGATGGGGATGCCGGTATTCCAGCTCAGGCCTTGGCGCAGTTCGTAGTGGTCAAAGTCCACATCACCGACAGGACGCCAAGTGAAATTCAGAATGGTGCCGTTCCTTGCCACCACGAAATTCTGAACATTCTCAGGTGGTGATGTTTTGCCTACTACCTGATAAGTGGCGGTAGCTGCATTGGTGCTTCGCTTACCGATTGCATTGATCGCCACCACGCGAACCGTGTAAAGCCCCTCGGTCACATCTACATCGACGCTCGGCGTGGTAGAAATAATCTCAGGCTCAGAATTGCCGCCTTGGCGCTGCAATACAACAGCGTAGGACGTGGCAGTGACTACCGGGCTCCATGACACGGACATGCGCACCAGCACCCCGGAGCTCGACCGGTACAGGCTATCCGTGACGGTCAGGTTTTCCGGTGTTGCCGGGGTTGCCGTCAGAATGCTGATGCTTCGCTGCTCCAGCGCAAAGCCGTTCTCAATGGCGCCGTACTTGCTCGGCTCATGCGCCAGCGCGGTGACTTCGAACTCGTTGCGATCATTCTCAACAACGGCGATGACCCGGAATGTCTGCGGATTCACCGCCGTGCTGGTCAGCATCCATACGCTGCTCACGGCTGGAGCTTCCGAAAGCGCAGGGGATAGGCTCAACGTGCTCAGCGTGCCGCCAGAATGCGACACGGTGGTTTCCATGACGGTGCCATCAGCCTTGAGTGCCGATAGCGTGTACGACTGCCCGGCCACCAGCGTTATCGGCGAGTCGATCTGCACCGAGCTGGTGGTGGCTGATACGATCCGGCCACCGTACCGGAGCCCTGCGCGTGCTGGATCGGCGACTTTGATGATCTGGCCGGGACGGCAAATCATGCCCTCGATGCCGGTCTTAAACGTGACGGTCTCTGTCTCTAGCCGTTCGCTGAAAAGTAGCCAGCGCCCAGCCCGGTGTGCTTGTCCACGACTGGTGCAGCCTATTGCAGCGATATTTGTAGTGATCACACCATACCTGGCGATGCCTTCCGCATCCTCGACGTATTCGACTTTCTGGCGGTACATATCGGCTGGATCATTCCACGCCACCAGTGCAACCGTGTGCCGCGCCTTCGCTGAGCTGCCAGAATACGTGAATACGCCATCGATGACGTTGGCGGCTGTGTACAGATAGGCCGCCGTTGCCGGCGAATCCTGCACGGCTGTGATGCTGCCCGATGACCAGAAAGCCATACCCCGGAATATCGAGGCCATGTCCTGAATGACTTGGTACGCTTCCTGCTGGCTTTGCAGGTACAGATTGCAGGTGAACCGTGGTTCTTGGCTGCCAAAACCGTTGGGCACCATCTGGTCGCAGTACCGGCCAATGGCGTAAAGCGCCCACTTATCAACCTGGGTGGTGTTGATGAATGCGCCCAAGCCGTAGCGCTCAGTCGTCAGTAGATCGTACAGACACCAGGCCGGATTATCCGTCCAGGCTGTTTTGAATGTGCCGTCCCAGCTTCCAGTGTATGCCCGTGTGAGCGGGTTGTAGTTGACTGGCACCCTGACTTTCAGGCCGCGAATATCGTAGGCGCGCCTAGGAATGCTGTTGAACTGACTGGCATCGCATTGCAACCCAATAAGTGCGCTGTTCGGATAGCGCAGCTTCGTGTCGATGACCTCGGTGGCCGCATCCCAAAATGTCTTATTCTGGAGTGTCTGGCTGGTGCTGTCATCGGTCAGTCGCACCACACGTACATCCCACGGACCTGTACCGCTGACCGGAATGGTGTAGGTGCGCTGGTATCGGCTGGTGGTTTTGCCGCTGATGGGGTCAAAATTGGCTAAGATGACCGCTTCCGCCGAAGTCATCTGCACAGATCCGGTATTGGCTCCGCTGGTGACGGTGGCGCGCAGCTCGATGTTTTGCTGGCTAGATAGCGATGGCGTTTCGTAGGTGACGGTAGTCGAATTGCTGAATATACTATTTGCCCAAGCGCCGCCCTCGACTGTCTCTGATATTGTCGTCCAGGCACCGCCATTCAAACGATATTCAGCCCTGACGGTAGGCCAGACGTTCCTTAGGGAAGGATTATAGTCACTGTTCGGGTCATTAAAATATTCGACGCCAGCCGTGACGGTAAGATTTGCGCGCAGCTTAAACGCTGTTGCTGCTGCCGTATTGCCCGAAACGGATGCTGCAACGGTTTGCTGGCTAAGCGTTTGACTAACAAAGCCGCCGCCATTGCTCTGCACATCAATTCTGATCGACACCGATGTGCCCGATGTGTCGCCATTGCTGGGGTTTTGGGACACCAGACCGGGGAAGCCAAGCGTGACCCGGACATAATTGATGTTCGGATTAGTAAACTGGCGCGTCACCGATGTGTTCTTGAGCACCTCCACACCCACCGATGTGGTATTTTCTACGGCTGAGAAGCCCGGAATGTACCCTTGGCTCTGCGTGCCGTTGCGTGTTGACCACGTTGCACCAGTGAAGTTGTAGCTGCCGTCTCTGTTTTGGAGTGGCGTATCGTCCAGGTAGATCGACTTTGCGCCATCGACCAGACCCTCGATCTCGCCTTCACTGATAAGATCGAGCACTTTAGCGAATGCTTTGCTTCTCAGGCTATCTGGCGCTTCCTGAGCGACGCGACCGCTTCCACCGCCACCTTTACCGCCTCCACCTCCAGAGCCGATGATGCTCATACGGGTATATCCTGTGTAGTGATGCCTGCGCTGATAACGGCGCTGCCGACAATCAAGCGGCCATAGCAAATGGGCACCGGTTGGCCTTGCGCGGTGGTGTTAATTGCCCCGTTGAATACATAGCTCGGTTTATTTTCTGGGCGCTCGCCCGGCTCGTTGACTTTGGGCGCAGGGCTTAGCATCTGAGCAATACCGCCAAGAACAAGCGATATACCTATGCCGCCAATGACCGACCCCACTGTAGCCGTGCCGAACAGGCTGATGCCAGCAATACTTGGCGGCATCAATACGGCAGCAACCACCAGGGCAAATCCGATCAATATTTGACCCAAACCCCTACCGCCAGACCCGGCAATGGCTGGAGCAATGCGGATAATATCCTTTGATCCGGCTGGGTTGTGTATCTCTTCAACATCAGCCAACCGGCTCGATCCAACCCAAACCTTGTAAGCGGCTGAATCCTGAACGAATTCCCGCTCAAAATCCTTGTAATTCGCCATCAGGGCGCGCAGGGCTTCGCCGACTGTTTCCACGGCCAGGTGATGAACCCGTCCGAAGCGTTCGCCCAGCTTGCCGTACAGTCTAATCTCTCGCAGCATATCGCAATACCATCGCAGTGTTTTTCCGGTAATACTCGCCATATACATCTTTGCTCGATAATCTGCCGTGTATATGATGCAAAATCATATCGCCATCGAGCCAGATCGCGGCATGGTTAGGCACTGGCGATGCTATCTGCATCAGCAAAGCATCACCGTGACGTGGTGATTCTACCTGCTGGAAGCCGACTTTGGCGAAGTTGTCGATGTATAAATTCTCACCCCGCAGCCACCAGTTATCATTTCGCTCAAAATCTGGCAGGTATATGCTGAACATTTCGGCGTAGGCGTCTTTGACCAGTGAATAGCAATCCAACACGCCATGCTGCCATTGGCGGCCTACTAGCGGGGCGCGGTATCCGGTAGGCGTAAATCGGCACCAGTTATCAGCCGGGGTGGCGTAGATGTACCAAGCCAAGCCGGTTTTCTCGCACGACACCAAGTCAGCTTCGCTCGGCTCTGCCCCGATGCCGCAATGGCTATGCCAGACCGCGACAATCTCGCCAGCGTCTTCGGCTGCTGCGTAGTCGTCAGGCTTGAGCACGAAATGGTCATCGCCGATGGCTATATTCTGGCAAGGAAAAAACCGTTCGCGGCCTTTTACGATGACAATCAGGCCGCAAGCCTCTCTAGGATATTCGCTTTTTGCATAATCTTCGGCTTCTTGCTTCCAGTCCATGCGGGCTACCTGACAAGACCGGCTGCTGGAAATGAGCCGAACGGCAATTCGGCAAACTGCCCGAATCGAGCCTTGCAACTGCTCAGGCGCTTGCCGCACACGTCTTGCGAGAGACTGGGCACGGATTGATCGTTGACGTTGAAATATGCAGTGCCAGTGTAGCCACACTCACCGCCGCGATACCGCCATTGGCAAACATTCTGCACAATGAACCGGCGCGGAAGCCTCACGCCAGACACATCGAATGCAGATGCCAGCTCGAATTCGATGAGAATTTTGTTTTCAGTCGATTTTCTGTCGATGAAATAGACATCATCAGGAAGTTCGGCTGCTGGATCGGCTGTCGGATTCGTTGCGCCAGTGAAGTTGACCGCATCGAGGTACTTGAGCAGCGTGCGCTTGCGCGTCAGCTTGCAGCCAATCAAGTCCTGATAAGTGCGCACCAGCGCGCCCAGAATGCCGGTCACGTTCGCTACGCGCAGTGTCGGCCTGGGCAATTGCCCCTTGCCGTTAAATTCGAAGCCGGATGCTTCAATCGGGAAAGCTGTATAGGTATTGCCCTGCCATACGACATTCGCGCCAAGTGCGTTATTGCCGTTGTGGAATCGCAACAAATCGCCACCCACCGATGTGCAGTCCAGCACAAACAACTCGACAATGCTATTCGGCTGGAGTTGCTGGAGGTCTTGCTGGATGGGCATTATTCAAATACCTCATCGAAAATCGCGGTCAGGTTGTTGATACCGAACCTTACCACCTGGTGCTGCCATTCCGAGCATACCCACTTGCCAGTCGCGCCGTAGGGTGGAACCCAGTCAAATGATGAAATGCCGTTTTGAGCCTCCAGAAACGACACAATAGACGCTATCTCTGCGTTAGTTCTGCTATTGAATGAGAGTGACCACTTACGTTTACGGATATTGATGCCGTCGCCTACGCGCTGGCTGTAACCGTCGCCAAACTTCGATTCAAGCACCCTGGGCTTGACCGATAACTGAGCGCCATTATCGGCTGCGAAAGTGAATGTCGGCATAGATTATGCTGCTGCGAGCAGACCCCCTGGGCGTTTCTGGTTGATAATTTCTTGGCGCACAGCTGCGCCAATCGCTGCACCAAGCCTGCCGAATGTGCCCTGATCGTTGCTGTCCGTCTGGCCGGTCTGGGCGTTGACGACCACGTTCACGTTGACTGGCGCGCCACCAGAGCCGCCATTCATGGTGACCGGTATCGAGCGCCCGTCAGGCAGTGGAACGTAAGCCTCGGGCATCCGGCCTTCACCGAACAATGCAAGCTGTGGGCTGTTGGCGATACCGCCAGAGCTGTAGGCCTTGAGCGGCATGGAACCGCTGCTAGTCATGACGCCACCGTTCGCAAAGCCGAAAAAGCCTTTGATAGAGCCGAAGATGTTCCCAGACCCGCCAAATCCGCCTTTGATCGACTCGAACAACGGTTTCATAACCTGCATCTGAATCACCAGTCGCGCCAAGTCTTTGAGCACACTGGTGATCAGGTCTTTGAAACTGGCTTTGCCACCGAAAACAAAATCAACAAATGTATTGGTGGCTTCTTCGCCGAACCGGCGAATGGCAGACTCCAGCTCTGAAAAGGTGTCTTTCCCGGTCTCTTTCAGCCTGCCCAGCTCGTCAATCTTCTCGCGCACCTTGTTTTCAGCACTTGCTGCCTGCTCTGGGCTGAGCAAGCCCCGATCTTCCAAGTCTCGGATTTCCCAAAGCTCGCGGCGATATTTCTCAACCGGGTCGATCAGGTCTATCCATTTCTGACGCGTAGCATCGAGCCTACGCTCACGGGCTTCGGCGTCTGACGCTTCCTGCCTGGCTGTTTTTTCGCGCAAGGAAGCGGCTTCTCTTTCCTGTTCGTGCGCGGTTTTTTTCTGGTCAAGTTCCTTCGCCAGTCGTACTAGCTCGTCGCGTTGCTGCTTGGATAGCTCTTTGTAGCGCCCAAGCTGGATCATTTTCAGCAATTCTTCGGCTGCGCTCAGTTCGCCCACCTTCGCGATCTGGTCTTCATAGCTTGTCTTGAGCCGATCAAATTCACTGATTGTCTTGCGGCGTTCTTCGCCTGACTTTTTCTCGGCCTCGATGGCTTTCTGGTTTTCGGCTGCGCGGCTTGATGTGATCGACACCGAGCGGTTTTCCAGGCGTATAACCTCGTTAAGGTTGTCGATCTGGTCTTTCAGATTCTGAATTTTTTCGTTGTGATTTCGTTTTAACCGCTCAGAATATGTTTTTGTCAATTGCCCCTGCGCCGGTGATTCTAGTCGAGCCAGCTCTTCCTGAAGCGCTGCCAGTTTCTGCTGCGGCGTCTCATCGCGCCCCAGACCCATCATCGAGTTCCAGGCACCGGATGCGGCTGCTTTGACCTTGTTCCAAGCGGTTTCAATGTAGCCGAGTTGAACCGTGCGCTGCTGCAATGCTGCATCGAGCATCTTGGCTGCTTCGGCCATGGCCTTTTCTTTCTGGCCTTGATCTTCTAGGCTTCGCAGGTAACGGTACTGCGCAGCATCGAGGAAGTTGTAGCTCTTGTTTGCTTCGGCTGCCCAATTCGCCACGCCTCTCGACATGCCGCTGAATACCTTCAAGATTTCCTCTGACGACTGCCCACTTAGCTTTTGGAGCCGCGCCATAGCGTTCGTCACGGCGTCAATGGATTGTGGCCCGAATTGCCCCGAACCAACCGCCGACATCATGAGCTCTCTGGCCGCGCCTATAGTCGAACCACTCGCGGCTTGAATGCGTTTTGCTGCGCTGTCGAATTGATCGGCAGTAATCCCAGCGTAGTTGCCGGTCAGGGCTATAGCGCGCTGGAGCGCAATGCTTTCCTGATAGCCTTGAATTGCCGCAAATGAAAATGCCCCGACTGCTGCCGCCAGGCCACCGAAGGCAACGGCTGCGGGTGTTATCAGCGAACCGATGCCGCGCAGGGCGTTGCCGACGCCACCGAACTGGTCTTTGATCTGACCGCCCTGCTGCAACAGGATCATGAACGGCGACTGACCACCAGCAAGCTGTGTGGCTATGTCGGTAAACTGCGCTGGCAGTGTGCGCATGGCCGACTTGATCTGCCCAGCGCTGACATCGCCGTACTTGCCGACATTCTGGAGGGAGGTATTCAGCCGGTCGAGCTGTGCCTGCCCATCGACTGAAGCGCTGATCTTGAAGGCTGCGCCGACATTAAGCGCCATTCTCGCGCCCTTCTGCCATTATGCGTAGCGCTGCGGTTTCCATCGCTTGCAGGTCGTCAAACCAGCCTTTGGGCAGCGTTAATGCCAGCATGGCAATAGCCGCCTGTACGCCAGCGTAGTCCAGGCCGGTGATGCCGTTGACGCCCGACCGCCACTGCGTCTGAATACGCATGAACAGGTTTAGCATTTCAACGTTATCCGGCCAGACTTCAAACATTTCCGCATCCTCGACTGCTTGTATAAATTCAGGCGGCGGCGCCCCCAGTGTTGCAAAATCCTGCTCTAGCTCTGACGTACTGCCGCTGCGGAACAGGTGCGCAACGGCATCCGTCAGTTTTTTCTTCGCGCTACCTCGCCGGTGGCTTCCTTGTAGGCGTTCAGGATCGCAATTCCGGCTGTGGGTATGTCCAGCACCATCTTGAGCGCGGACTCGCTGAACGGTATTTCGCCTTTGTCATCAACCACACCAGACCAGCCCTTGACCAGATCGCGGAA